GTAGAGGGCTTTTTCTATGTTTTGTGATACCGACAAATTCCGTTTTAAGTTAAAAAATCCACCTATTTTTAACAAGATTGTATAGCGTATCATATTACTTTTTCATACAGTTTACCATTGATTGTTAGATAGGAGTTAAAACATAATGTTTTGCTTAGAATATTAGATTAATGACGTTATTCTATAATTTCTCCCAAATCAATATCAACGATAATTTTTTCGTCTGTAGTGGTATTGTCATAAAATATAATTTTTAACGAAATGACCATTTTATTTCCACTAGTAGATATGTTTGTATAATTGAGTTTAGAAGGCTTTTTATATTTATGATTGATATAGCTATGTAGATTTATATCTGTTCTTCCTTTGTCAAGGTCAAATATTGACATACCGTCATAAGAAGTCCTCCCGTCATCCCAATCGACTAGCACATATTTTCTTCCCAAAATAGCGTCAGGACTACCAAACCCAGCTAGATGTATATGGTTATTTTCTTCTATTATATTTCCGCTCTTGTCAATAATAAAATATCCGTTATTTTTC